CATTGTTTATTTACAATGACAAATTAATCGTCAATATACGCCATATCAATTACACTCTTTGGCATTCTGAAGGAGAACAATTATTTAGTAATAAATGGGGTCCTCTTGCATATTTACACCCTGAAAATGATATTCATTTAAAAACACATAATTTTATTGCTTTTTTGAATGATAATCTTGAAATTGAGAAATTTCACAAAGTTCATATGACTTTAGATGTTTCAAATCCGATGTGGGAATTTCACGGATTGGAAGATGCAAGATTAGTGAATTGGAACAATCAATTGTATATGAGTGGAGTTAGAAGAGATACTACTCCAAATGGACAGGGAAGAATAGAACTATCAGGAATAGAAATTTTAGATAATGAAATTAAAGAAATCTCAAGACTTCGAACTGAACCTCCCGGTCCTCCATCTTATTGTGAAAAAAATTGGATGCCTATATTGGATACGCCATATAGTTATGTTAAATGGTGTAATCCTACACAAGTTGTTAAAGCTGATATAAATACAGGAAAATGCGAAACAACATTTTTAAGCAATGTTAAAATACCAAATCTTCCTGATTTTAGAGGAGGCTCACAAGTAATTAATTGGATGGGACTTAAATTGGCAATTGTTCATCAAGTTAACTTATTTAAAAACAAATTAAATCAAAAGGATGCTACGTATACTCATAGAATGATTTTATGGGATAACAATTGGAACATTGTTTCACTTTCTGAGCCATTTTCATTTATGACAGGAGAAATAGAATTTGCATGCGGAATGGCTTTATATAAAGGAAGTTTAATCATTTCTTTCGGTTTTCAAGATAATTCATCGTATTTGTTAAAGATACCGGAAGAAAAAATCGAAGAATTATTTGGGCTAAAAAATGTATTATTTGATTGGGGAAAATCCAGCAAAGAGGATGTTCTAAATATTAATTATGAAATATTTTTGACTCAAATTTATGAAAAATACTTTTCAGTTAAAGAAGATGATGTGGTTGTAGATATTGGCGCAAACGTTGGAGCCTTCACTTATTCGATCAAAAATAAAAAGCCTTCACATGTTTTCTGTGTTGAGCCTTCAAAAACATTATTAAAAACTTTAGAAAAGAATACTGCAAATATGCCCGTAACATATATCAACAAAGCAATATCAGATGTTACAGCTGACAATAAAGAAAGAGATGAATCCTGCCGAATATTTGAAGATAAATCTAATGTTTATGATGCTATTACTTTTAACGATTTTTTGAAGACATATAACATCGAAAAAATTGATTTTTTAAAAGTTGATTGTGAAGGCGGAGAAGAATACATATTTAACAAGAAAAATTTTAAATTTATATCATCAAAGGTTAAACACATAGCAATCGAGTGGCATTTAGGAATGACAGGCATTGAAAAATTTAAAGAATTTAGAGATCTGTATTTAAAAAATCATAAAAATTTTATTGTCGAAGTATCTTATAATCTAAATGCTCATTCACATGAAAACGTTTCCGACAGAATATTTTCTTCAGAATTTATTGATGAATATATGAAAAAATTTGGAAATGGCTATTCGCAATTAATGATATACATAAATAATGAAATATGAAAGCTGAATTAATAAATCTAATAAATGATCCTAAAAATCCTACAAATAATTTCATTTTAGGAAAATTATATGAAGAACAAGGCCAATGGTCTTCTGCTGTATCATATTATTTACGAGCAGCTGAATTTAAAAGAGAAAGTCTTTTGGCGTATGAATCTTTATTGAGAATCAATATTATGTTAGAAAAACAAGGAAATCGATTTTCAAGTTGCAAAGCTGCTTTATTACGAGCAATATCATTATATCCTAAAAGACCTGAGGCATATTTTTTGTTAGCTAAAGTTTATGAGTATACTAAAGAATGGCATGATTGTTATGCAATTTCATGTGTAGGAGAATCCATCGAATTTGAAGAAAAGGAATCACTTAATATGAGTGTGGGATATCCTGGAAAATATTTTTTTACTTTTCAACGTGCAGTTTCTGCGTGGTGGATAGCATTATTTGATGAATCAATCGGCCTATTTCGCCAATTGGCTAAAAAAGTAGATGTACTTCCCATGTACTCACAAGCTATTAAAAATAATTTGAATAATTTAGGAAAAACCTATAAAAGACCAATCAAATATGATAAAATACTATATCCTGAATTGCGTTTCAAATTTAATGATTCTGAAAAAATAGAAGAGAATTATTCTCAAGCTTATCAAGATATGTTTGTTTTAAGTATGTTAAATGGAAAGAAAAATGGAACATTTATAGAAATAGGGTGCGCGGATCCATTTTTTAACAATAACACTGCGCTTTTAGAAACAAATTACAACTGGACAGGAATTTCAATTGACATAAATCCAAAAATGATTGAAGATTTTTCAAAACAACGAAAGTCAAAACCGTTATTAGCAGATGCATTAAAAATAAATTACGATGAGCTTTTAACAGAATCTTCATATGATTATCTTCAATTAGATTGTGAACCTGCTTCAACGACATTTGAAATACTTAAAAAAATTCCTTTACAAAGAGTTAAATTTGCCGTGATAACATTTGAACATGATAATTATGTTACTGAATATAAAGATATAAAGGAAAATTCTCGAAAATATCTTGAATCTTTTGGATATGTGTTAGTAGCAAATAATATCGCAGAGGATAATTGGTGTGACTTTGAAGATTGGTATGTTCATCCAGATTTAGTTGATAAAAGTTTAATTCAAAAAATGCAATCAATATCGGATAATGTACAAAGAGCAGATTTATATATGTTAGGAAAACTATGATACAAAAACTAGAAAATTTTCCTCAAGTTTATTATTTAAGTTTTGAAACTTCAAAAGACAGAAGAATAGAATTGGAATCTCAATTTAAAACGTATGAGATAGAAAATTTCAAATCAATAATAACTACTCCAGAAATGGACACACAAAGCAAAGTTAGTGGTCCATTTTTACATCAGTTAGACAAACCTACATTAGGATGTGCAATGTCTCATTTAAGAGCGCTAAAAGAATGGTACAATAATTGTGATGAGCCTCAAGTTTTATTTTTAGAAGATGATGTATCATTAGAAACTATTAAATATTGGAATTTTTCATGGGATGAATTAATAGTAAAATTTCCCAAAGATTTTGATTGTATACAATTATTATGTATTAGAGAAAATTTAAACGAGATAAAATTTAGGAAAAGATATTGGGATGATTGGGCGGCCACTGCATATTTAATTAAAAGAGAATATGTTAAGCGCGTATTAGATCAATATTATCCAAATGATGAATTTTTATTGACAATACCTTACGGAAGAATAATTCCCCTCGTAGAAAATATTATCTTTGGATTGGGAAATACATATGTTATACCGCTATTTATCGAGAATATTAATTTCATTTCAACTTTTTTTGAAAGATCAATTAAAGAACAACACAAAGCAAATCATTTAGAATCTTCATTATTTGTATTTAATTGGTGGCAAACAAACAAAAATGAAAACCAACTAAAATTACTGTTCGATTAAAATATGATAGACACTATAAAACAAATACTTAAGGGATATTATCAATGGTTTAAATATCACTTTAACAAAAAATATCAAAAAAGAATAGAAGCAGAAGCAAAAAGAAGAATAGAAATTTGCGAATCTTGTGAATTCTTTTGGAAACCTGGGCGAAACTGTATGCTTTGTGGGTGTTTCATGGATGTAAAAACAAAAATGGAACTTGAACTCGATGAAGACGGAAAAAGCATCGATGGATGTATGGAAAAGAAATGGTAAGAGGACTACGGTCCTCTTTTTTATTGAATATATAAATAAAATAATAGTGTATGGCTGATAGTGCAGTAAATAATGAATCATTATCGGGTGCTAATCCTCAACAACTTACGGGTCAAAGTCCTTTAATTAATAATGATACAAAGGGAATTACTGGAGGTGTTGGAGCTGGTGGAACTACAGTTTTTGACGTAAACAAGATGGTAGCCGCAGCTCAAAATTATCTTGCAATAAATCAAGTTGCAAATGAAATGTTTGGTTATGATGTTAAATGGTTTAGAGCGGTTCCTCAACAAAGATCAAAAGACGTTATCTTTCAAGAATATACACTTTATAATGTTGAACAATGCCCGCTTGATGTTAAAGTCGTTGTTCCTAACGGTCAATTTCCTGATAGTAAATATAATTTTGATTTAATGGGGCTTGAATACGAAGTTCCTCTTGAAGTTCATATTGATAAAAAATATTGGGAATCAATTGCCGGATTTGGAACAGCACCTCAGAAAAAAGATATCGTTTATTTTGTTATTGCAAATAAACTTTATCAAGTTGAATCTGCATATTTATATAGAGGATTTATGGAACAAGAAACAACGTGGAAATTGAATCTTCGTAAATACATGCCAGAAGCAGCAAGAAGAGAAGGCCCAGCATTACAAGAAACTATCGATATTTACACAGTTAGTAGTGAAGAAATATTTGGCGGAGCAACAGATGCTGAAGTTGCAAAATTAGTTGATGATAAACAATTCAGCGCATTTAATGGCACATCAAAAGATCTGTATAAGAAAATTGATAGTTCATTAAGTTCGATTACACAAGATATTAACATATTTGGAACTGTAGTTGCTCAATCATTTTATGATATGAGAACACCAATATGGTATGATGCTATCACATATAACGCTAAAGATCTTATTGATGTTAATACAAATAGAAGTGTAACTGCATGGATACAACCTAAACCCGTTGCATCTACTCCATACAACGTTATATCAATAACTAAAATTGAATCCGGAGATCCTTCTTATGGCACAGCAAATTATAGCATCCGAGTTGATTCAACAAATTCTATAAAAGAAATTGATCTTAATAGTAATGTAGTGATATCTCGTCCAGGCGCATTGAATTTTTACGCTAAAGTTGTTACAATTACAGAAAATCCTTTAACTTATCATTGTGTAATAAATCCATTTGTTCTTGAAGATTTAAAAGCTATTAAAGAAGATTGGGCAACACAAAAAGGATTCAAAATGCAAGCTAAAGAACCTATTTCTATCCTTGATGGCGTTAATGATTTTGGCGATCATGTATTATCTGTAAATGTTTTTGCAAATCAATATATTGCGGTTAACTATGCTCATACATATTCAAATGATGATGCTTACGTTGTTCGTATGGATGAAAAACTCGAGGATGATAAATGGTATGGTTTAGTAATTAACATAGGAAATAGTTGGCAGCAATATAACGTTTATGTTTGGAAAAAACATGATACAGACAAAAACGCTAAATTACAAAATGTATTTTACGAAACTCTTCGATTATATCCTGAACATATTGCAGTTGATCAATATACAGTTAATAAATCTCCTGCGTTCTTAACAAATTTAAGATTGTTTACAGAAACAATTGAGGAAGAACGACAAGCAAACGAATTATTATCGTACTTTAGTAAAGATGGTGATAAATTAATAATTGGAGATAATGCAGATCCGCTGCTTAGACTACCATACATAACTCGCCAGCGATAATTATACCATACATTATTAAACAACATATTTTTATGAATATATAAATAAAACATATATTTATGAAGAATTACCATTATGTTTATATTACAACAAATGTAATTACAGGCAAACAATATGTGGGTGATCACACAACTAGTAATTTAAATGATGAGTATTTAGGTAGTGGAAAGTATTTTCAAAATGCATTAAAAAAATACGGAAAGCAAAATTTTAAAAAAGAAATACTTGAACATTTTAATACTAAGGAAGAATCTTTTAATGCGCAAGAAAAATATATTAAAGAGTATAATACGTTAATACCAAATGGATATAATATAAGTATTAAAGGGGGATATGGAATTCCCGGTTCTTTTTTAAATGAAGATACAAAAAATAAAATACGTAAATCTCAAACAGGAATTAAGAAAAAACAGCAAATGATAAACGTATATGGAGAAGAAGAAGGTATTAAACGATATGAAAATTTTATAAAAAAACAAAAAGAAACAAATAAAGGAAGGAATTTAGGAATTAAACGAACTTCTGAACATATTGAAAAAAATAGACAGGCAAAATTAGGAACAAAACATTCTGAGGAAAC